TTTCCAATGTACCTAACAATACATCATTTGTTAACCAACCGTCTTTCAACTTATCCTTAAATAAAGCATTAATTGATGGTTGTGCATCTACAGTTGCTTTCGTTAATGTTCCCATTTCGAGAGCAGTACCAACTAATTGCTCTTTAAACTCTTTGGTTGCCATGTTGGCATTTTCGATTGACTTCCAATCGATATACTGCATATAACCCATCGATAAAGACTGGGCAATATTATACATTGCTCTGGATGCTTCCATAGCACTAGCGCCTGATAAAGCCGCCTCGTTTGACAAACCTTTCATCGCTTTGACAGCGGTATCCAAATCGACACCGGCATTAGTGAACTTTCCGATGTTCTGAGTCATATCAGAGAACACATAAATAGTCTTATCAGCATATGTATTTAAGTCATTTAATGCTGACATTACTTCCTTAAGTGATTTACCAGTACCAGACATAATTGTCTGCACAGAGTTCATCTTAAGTTCGTATTCCTGAAAACCAGCAAATACAGATTCTAAAGTAAGTGCATTTGTGATTCTTAAACCGGCATTAACTGCCTGATTTGTAATCGTAGCTAATGCTGTAACTCCAACCACCTGAAGCGCCGAAAATCTATTACTGACTTCCTGTACCCCATTTTGAAGTGGATTAAGATTAACTCCACCAGCCGCTGCAGATACATCATTAAAACCTTTTGCTATACCAGAGAAGTTAAGAGTCTTCTTAAGCTTATCTAAAGTATTCATCGTTGTCTTTGCATTTCGCTCGAAATTCGAGTTATCAAAAGACATCGATACCACATTATTTTCAATATTTGTTGGCATTACTTACTCCTAACCTCCTGTATTATTTTATTTGACATGTCGCTGAATTCATTTCTTATAGCTGGGTTTATGTAATCTGTTCCTTCTACATAGGAACCCCAACCAGTAGCATGACCATACTGCAAAATTACTGCAATATTAACACCATCATTGACATTGTCGTTCATCCAATAAATTGTTACTTTATTGTTCTTTTTAACAACTCTGTATCTCCAAGAATCTCTTGTTTTACCAGAGTCAACTGGTGTAGCTGCTCTAAGAGCCTCTACTCCTTCTTGTCCATACTTATCAAAGTTTGTTCTATGTATTATGTGATAAATTTTATCTAAATACTTTCTTGTTTTTGTAAAATCTGAATTACTAGAAGATAAACTAATCATAAGATATCTCCTTAAAATAATTGGAGAGAGCCACTGGGACCCTCTCCGCCATGAGGTAAACACCATTTTGGTTTGCAGATGGTTAAACTGCATTTAGTAAAAGAAGGTAATTAACCCCTTGTATGTAAAGCGGCTATTCGCCGTTCATTAAGGGCAATCATATCATCTACCCGCTCACGCTCAGATTTTAATGGCTCTTTCTTCTTTGTTTCAGGGTCATTCTTAGCGTTTTCTTCATCACAAAGTTGGATTAGTGTAAGTAGCCTCTCAATATGCCAATTCTCAAATTCATGAGGAATACCATACTGAATCATTAAGTAATAAATATACTCAGTGGTTAGCTCTCTATTTTTCTTTTTCTTACCTTTTTTATCCTTCTTTGTTTTTAGCTTTGTTGCTGTCATCGGATTTCTAATATATTCTCCGATTTCTTCAACGTTCTTTTCGGATAGAGCCCAATATATTTTTTCATCCGAGACTTTATTAAGTGTCATACACTTAACATAATATCTAGTCTCAGAATCGGTTCTTTGCTCTTTACTAAAAAACGATTTATGGTATCGTGCCTCCCATTTTGAAATTGAAACGAGTGAATGCTCTAACTCTAATTCAGTTTCTTCTGAATAGATAAACTTTTTATGTTCCTCGTCCCAAAATTGTGCGGAAGGCACTGTTATACTCAACATAATTATTCTACTGGTGTTACAGTAGGATTCTCAGGTGCTGGAAATGCTGTTACATTTTTCTCAGCTTTCTTCTGATTCTCTTCTACTCTAGCCAGTATCTTTTTCATGACTTCTTCTGGGAATAATTCCTTGAGGAATGCCTGACCATAAGCATCATCTGTATACAGCTTCATCATAAATTCTGAATAAGCTTTTGTATACTTAAATCTTCTTGAAATCTCCGGGCTCTTCTGGAACATTTCACCATCAGCGGTAGGAATTCCGTAAGCCATAGTGATTACATCTTTTAAAGCACTAATAAGTGATGGAATATCCTGTGCTCTAAGGATTCTTCCATAAAACTCTGAAATGCCGCCCTTTACACGACCAAACTCAAAGTCCATAATTTCATCTTCATCCATATTGAAATAGAGCTTATACTCTCTTTCATTTCCAAAATAATCTTTTACCTTTAATTCTCTTACTACCATTATGTTTCCTCCATAAAAAAAAATAGAGCCCCCTATAAATATAATAGAGGGCCCTTTACATTAACCATTAATTACTGAAGATGTAAAAATCTCAAGTATCTTATCAATTGTAGGCATTGTTGGCTCTGTGCCTTCAGTAGCTGACTCACCTGTAGTAGGGTCAGTACCATATACCAATGCTTCAAATGCCTTCAGCTCTGTTGCATCAACAGTTCTTGAATCAATTGTAATTGTAGCTGGTGTCTTCATTCCATTCAGCTTTGTGCTTGGAGCCTCTGCTGAAATATCCCAGCTCAATGGGTCGATATCCTTATCGTCATCCTCTGTCTCATGTGTCTGATTAGATGGCTTAGCCAAGCAGCCATATACAATATGGTACTCATAACCATAATCATATCCCTGAGTATCATTACCGATTAATGAACGATATACCAAACCAAACTTACTTCTATTCTGCTGATTTGCATATACTCCTGGGGCAATTTCTTTCTTACCATTGCACTCATAGAACTCTCTAGGGCATGTATATGCCTCTAATGTAGCCTCATACTCTTCTGCTGACTGAAGCTGTGCATAAATCTTATTATTTGCATACTTCTTCTTAATGTCAGCTCCTGTAGGTTTCTCTTCGAGCTTTGTGAAACCATTCCATGGAACACCTGGTTTGTAACCGTTTGGTCCCATTACAAAAAGGGCAACCTTGTCTACACCGCCTTCATAGACGCGTTCGGTGTCCTGGTCCCATTGCATTTCTCCTACTGCCATTACTTTTCCTCCTATTAATAATATATTTCATACACATTATGGTAAAGATTATCACTTTTATACTGCCTATCCCATGACAAATTAGGGAATGTATAAAATATCGAATCGATGACTGGGTCATCTGGATTTTTAGTGATATAGGTTACCGAATAACGCTTTGTATGTTTATAAATATGATTGTTAGCATACTGTACGGACGGTCTTATTTGTTCGTACTTTATGCATGGATAAACCATCTTGTCGTTTCTTGGAGCCATGTAATATACATTGTCACAAACTTCTTTGAGTTTATTATGAAAATCAATCCTCGTTCTCATTATATACACCTCCAACAGTAATAATTAACCTAGGAGAAGCTTCCTCAATATTTGTGACTCTCCACTTTGTTCCAAGATAGTTCACATATCGTATGTCCGAAATATGTTCAAGGGCATACTTATCTGCCATTAATCTGAACTTATTATTCAGTGTGACACTATCATTTATGTCTTTTTGTTCCGTCCTGATATAGTTAGACATAAGGTCCCCGGTGTATCTCCGCTCAACAATCTGAGGGTCCCACACACCAGGGGCCGTCTCCCCATTATCAATCTCGAAACCTATAATTCCGTAGAATCTAGCCATATTACGAGATAGTAGGCAATGTCAATACACCAGCCTTAGTGCAGGCAATTGGAGCAACATAGTTGTCACCTGATTTAACTAATACTCTCTTAGCAAATAACTGGAACAACTCATCAGCCTTAATTTCTGTATCTTTTTCAGCAGCAGTTGCCTTAGCAGCTGTATCATAATACTTTCCAGCAGCAGCACCTGTTCCTGGGTAAATAACTACAGCGGCAACATGTACCTGCTCGCCATCTTCATAAATCTTTTCCATTGTGATTTTTCCTCCTTATTAAAGATAAATAGAGATAGGGTCAATACCCCATTTTGAATTTTTATGGGGCTTGACACCTAACTACATTCCTGCAATTAACAATTAGCCATTAGCAACATTTGCTTCGATAACAATTGCTGAGAATGGCTTAACAAGAGCACCAGAGCCTCTTGTCTCGATAAGGTACTTCTGCTTGTTGTAATCAATATCGAAATCGTCGAACAATGAAACAGCTCCACCCTTA